AACGTTTTTGGATCTTATTTAGCTACGGCTATTGGCAACACTGTTAATACAGGTGCCCAACCTCCAACTGAAACACAATATAATTCATTAACCGTGCCTCTTGTTTCAAATGCAGCTAGCACGGCAACAGGAGGCGGTTTTCAATGTACAATTGGACCGATAAATGATAGAGGTTAATTATGGCTGGATATACATATTCAAATTTAACAACAGATATTAGAAATTACACAGAGGTAGATGCTAACGTATTTACTCAAGCTGTTATAAATAGATTCATTGAAAACGCTGAATATAGAATTGCTTATGATATACCTATTGATGCAGATAGAAGAAAAGCACAAGCTCAATTTGCTTTAGATACAAATTCAATTAATGTTCCAGCTGAATGTTTATTTGTAAGAGGTGTAGAAGTTTTTGATTCTACGGCATCTTCAACTATTCAAGGTCAATGGCTAGAAAAAAGAGATGTTACTTTTTTACAAGAATATGTAGGAGAGTTGACAGGAGATTCTGGAGGTCAAACCGGTCAAGATGTTACAGGTCTACCTAAATACTATGCTATGTTTGGTGGCGCTACGGGGACAAGTGGAACCACTTCAGGAGCTTTATATGTAGCACCTACACCAAGTTCTCAATATCAATTTATTATTCATTATAATGTATTGCCTCAGTTTTTATCTGGCAGTAATACTACTACTTATATTAGTCAATATTTCCCTCAAGGCCTTTTATATGCATGTTTAGTCGAAGCATATTCTTTTTTAAAAGGTCCAACTGATATGTTGACATTATACGAAGGAAAGTATAAACAAGAGTTAGCCAAGTTTGCAGCGATGCAAGTTGGAAGACGAAGAAGAGATGACTATACAGATGGAACTATTCGTATACCAATCGAATCACCGTCACCTTAAAGGGAGTAAAATATTATGGCAATAACATCGGCAATTTGTAACAGTTTTAAAACAGAGATTTTACAAGGTGGTCACAATTTAAATACATCTGGAGCAACTCCAGGAGGTAACACATTTAAATTAGCTTTGTACTCAAGTAATTCTGCAACTTTAAGTAAAGCAACAACAGTATACACTGCACCAACAGATGCAACAGCTGATCCAACAAACACGTATGAAGTAACTACAACTTCTTCTGGATACACTGGTGGAGGAAACACTTTAACAGTATCGGCAAACCCAACTCTATCTACTGACACTGCATGTGTTAAATTTGATAACACATCTTGGACTTCTGCTTCTTTTACAGCAAGAGGGTGTTTAATTTATAATACAACAGCGATTAGTGGTTTTACAACTAACAGATCAGTGTGTGTTGTAAATTTTGGTTCAGACAAAACTGTAACAAGCGGAACTTTTACAATAGAATTTCCAGCACAAACTGCAGGCAACGCGATCATTCAGATAGCATAGGGGTAAGTCCTTATGTCGTTAATTCGAACATTCACAGTAACAGTTCAATCAACTGGAGGTGGCAATAAATATTTTATTGACGGTGTTCAACAAGATACCGTAACTCTTGCCGAAGGTTATACATATAAATTTGATCAATCAGATTCTTCTAATGGAACTGGTGGAACCCATCCTTTAAGATTTTCTACAAATAGTAACAACTCACCGTCAGCACCTTATACAACGGGAGTAACTGTAAGTGGAACACCCGGACAATCAGGAGCCTATGTTCAAATAGAAGTAGCTGCTTCAGCTCCTCAGCTTTATTATTATTGCACTAATCACTCAGGAATGGGTGGAGCTGCAAACACAGAACCTTCAGACACTTGGGGATTACTACAATGGGGTCAAAATACATGGGGAAGTCAAGATGAAACAACAGTTTCTTTAACAGGTCTATCTGCAACTACTTCTGTTGGAAGTGTTACCGCATTTCACGAAACAGGTTGGGGTGCAGACACTTGGGGTTTTGAAGGTTGGGGTGGTGCAGAATCTATTATAACTCTTTCAGGATTTACTTTAAACGCAACAGTAAACTTACCATCAGATAACGTTGTTATGTTTCCTGGTTGGGGTACACAAACTTGGGGACAAAATGGTTGGGGTGATGTAACTGCTGCTAAGTTTTCACTAACAGGTTTATCTGCAACTACGTCAGTTGGTACTTTAGATCCAGCAGATCAAGTCATGGGATTAACCGGTTTATCTGCCACATCTACAGTAAATAGTCCAAGTGTAGTTGTAGATTTTTCTGGAGCAATATCAGGTCAATCAGCAACATCAAGTGTTGGTTCAGTAGTTATTGAAACTAAATATGCGTTATCTGGTTTATCTGCAACATCTACTTTAGGAGCGCCTACAACTACGGCTGTTACACCTGTAAGTTTATCAGGATTGTCTTTAACATCTGCAGTAGGTGACCCATTAATTACATCTAACCCATCAGTTGCACCTGTTGGAGTTACAGCCACAACATCTGTAGGATCAGTAGTTATTGAGACTAAATACGCCCTGTCTGGATTATCTTCTACCAGCACTGTAGGATCTCTAACAGTAAGCACATTTACATCAGCTACTTTACCTGCTCAATCCTTGACTTCTACGTTAAATGGATCTAAAATTAACCTGTTCTATGTTAATGAACTAACGCCTAATACAAGCGCTAACTACACTGGTAAAAACTATAATACTAGTGCTACATACACTACTAAAAAGTACCAAAATCAACCTTAAATGGAGTTGACTAAATGAATAAAAAAAATTATAAAACAATAAATTAGGAGAATATAAAAAATGCCATCAAGTTATAACTATATGGGAATGGAACTCATGGTTACGGGTGAAAACGCCGGAACTTGGGGAACAAAGACAAATACTAATTTAAACATAATTCAACAAGCAGCTACAGGCTACCACTCTCAATCTATTGCAGGTGGTGCTCAAACTACAGCTTTACTAATCACAGATGGTGATTCAACTTCTGCTACAGATAGTTTAACAAACGCAGCTAGAAATGCGATTATAGAATTCACAGGAACTATTACTGGAAATCAAATAGTAACTATTCCAAACGGAACAGAAAAATTTTATTTAATTAAAAATTCAACATCAGGTGCATTTACTGTACAAGTAAAAGGTGCCTCTGACTCAGGTTCAGGAACAACTTTTGCAGCAACAGATAAGGATACAAAATTAATATACATAAATGGTCAAAACGTTACTAACGTAGAGTTAGGAACAGGAGGAGCTTCTTGGCAAGCAGTTAAAACAGGTAACTTTGCTGCAGTAGCAGGAGAAGGTTATTTTGTTGATACTAATTCAGGAGGAGCGCCTATTACAGCTACACTTCCTGGTTCTGCTACAATTGGCGACACAATATCATTTATAGATTATGCTGGAACTTTTGCTACACATAAGTTAGAAATAGGTAGAAACGGGCATAACATAGCAGGAGCAGCATCTAACTTAGATGTTCAAACTAATAATGCTGGTTTACAATTAGTTTATGTTGACTCTACAAAAGGATGGTTAATACAAACTAAATAAGGAAATAAATTATGGCTACATATAAATCAATTAAATACGCATTTTCAGGAACAGAAATTACTGATATTGTTGCATCTCCAACAGTTCAAGCAATCAGTCCTGCATCACTATCTGAAGGTGCTTTACCAGCAGCAATTGCAATTACTGGAACAGGTTTTAGTCCTGGAAATACTGTAAACTTTATAGCTGCTACAGGAGCTTCAATAGCTTCACCTTCAGTAGCTTATCAATCTGCTACAGCTTTACAGGCGACTGTGCCTGCAACTGTTACAGACGCAGGAGAGCCTTTTGATGTTCAGGTTTCAGGAAGTATTGTAGGTCAAAAAGATAATGTTTTAAGTATTGATGGTAACCCTACTTTCGCAACGGCAGCAGGGTCTCTTGGAACTATTACAGACGGAACAAGATCAACGTATTCTTTAGCAGCGGCAACAGCAACAGACCCAGAAGGTGTTACTGTTACTCACGCAATTACAACTGGATCAGTATCTCCAGGTTTAACTTTTAACGCACCAGCAGGAACTATTACAGGAACAGCAGACGCTGTGCCTTCAGGTTCTGTTACATCAAACTTTACAGTTAGAGCTACAGCTGGAGCACAAACAACAGACAGAGCTTTTTCAATTACTGTATCAGCACCTGTTACACAAGCAATTACAACTACAGGAGCTGGAACTTTTTCTGCTCCATTCACTGGAAACATAACACTTTTAGCAATTGGTGCTGGAGGTGGAAGTGGTACGGAAAATAATGGAGGCGGAGGCGGCGGAGGCTTAGTCCTTCACCCAGCTTACGCAGTACAACAAGGAGTTAGTTATCCTTATAATGTAGCTGCATCGAGTTCAGCTACTCCTAGAGCACCAGACACAACTTTTGGTCCAGGAACTGGAACAGACGCTGGATTAATTACTGCCTTGGGTGGTGGAAGCGGAGCTGCGAACCACGACGGTGGATCGGGCGGTGGAAAATCTCACTCACCAGGCTCAGGAGGAGTAGGAATTCAAACAACTTCACCTGCAATTTCTGCTGACAGTAGAACATACGGTTTTGGAAATAATGGTGGAGCATCAGGAACACACGCTTATCCGGGACACCCATCGGGAGGTGGTGGTGGCGCCGGCGGAGTTGGCGGCAATGGCTCGGGAAATTCGACTGCTGGAAACGGTGGACCTGGAAAAGATGTATCAGCAACTTTTGGAACAACTCACGGATCTAGCGGAGTTTTCGCTGGCGGTGGTGGAGGAGGAATTCACCAAACTGGATCGTGGGGATCTGGTGGATCTGGGGGCGGCGGAGGCCGAAACCAAACTGGAACTGCAAACACCGGAGGCGGTGGAGGAGCGGGAGCTTCAACAGGGGCGTCAGGTATAATTATATTAAAATATTAAGGAATAAAAATTATGGATAATAACGAGTGCGAAATTAAACTGGGAGAAAGCGGAACACCTTTTATTATACAAAAAGGTGCTTGGGGCGGTTTTTGGATACAGGGAGGCTACATAATGGTTGATGAAAACGGTGGCCCATCTACTGCTGATTATCCTATAGAATACAAAACTCGTGAACAGGTTGAAAAAGAAAGCTGGAACCATCATTTTTGGCCGTCAGGATCATAATCTAGACACATTTCCATAATAGAAAGACCATAAAGAAAGATATGGATATATTTGCGTGTAAAATAAAAGAATCACATTTAGATATAGATAATGATAAATTATATAGTTTAATATCTAATATCTATTCTCACCATGCGGGCAGGAGCGAATCTAATAAAGGTGGTTGGCAGTCTGAAAACATAATATCTAAACTAACTGATTTTGTAGATAAGATTAAACCTATCGTAAAAGAGTATGTGGATGAAATAAAACTTAATATAGAATTAGATGTTACTCAAGTATGGGCTAATGTAAATAAGTATAAAGATTATAACGCTCAACATTTTCACCTACAATCTAATTTTACAGGTGTTTATTTTGTAAAAGGAAAAAAAGAAGCAGGTAATTTATTGTTACACAACCCTTTTACAAACTTTAATTATTGTTGGTTTAATGGAAAACTTGTAAAGATAATAACTCCTAATCAATATAACAGCCAAGTTGTAAAAATATATCCTCAACCAGGAAAACTAATAGTTTTTCCATCTTGGTTACAACACAGTGTAGAGCCTAATTTGACAAACGAAGAAAGAGTCTCTATATCTTTTGATATAAATTAATTATGTTTTTTAAAAAGAAAGAAAAATTAACAGTTTGGTCAGTTATTCCAGATTTAGAAAAAACAGGTGCAGGCCCTGTTCCAGCTAAAAAATTTTATCCCGAGTGGTTTAAAAAAATGCAGAAAGATAGAGATGTCCACAGTGAACCTCAAAAGTTTGATTTATCAGGTCATCAAAATTACAATAACATAAAACATTGTCCTTCTTTTCCGTGGTGGTTTTCTCAAGGTTATGTGTTGCCTTTATGGTGTGATTTACAAGTTTACGTAAAAGATGGAAATGTGTTTTGGACCTCTCCTATGAATGAGTTTCAATTTGAATTCCATTCACGAGATCAGTTTGAAAACTATATCCCTAAACATGCTGCTGATAAAATTTTAGCAGTTTTAAAACCTATTGGTCCTTTTAGATTTAAAACACCGCCAGGCTGGCAAGTTCAACAAATGCCTATGTATTTTGAATATAATGAAGTGTTTGATGTATTGCCTGGAATAATACCTACTTCTAAATATTATGAAATAAATCCTCAAATGTTATTAAAAAAATCTGCTTTTACTAAAGAAAACAATTATAGTGTTATGATACCAAGGGGAACTCCTTTGGCTATGTATGTACCGGTTAAAGAAAAGACTTTAGATTTAGAAATAGTAGAAGAAACACCAGAATTAAAAAAAGATAACAGAGTTGCGGTTTTAGGAATTAATAGTAAATTTAAAAAAAGATGGAAAGACTATGCAACCAGATGTCCTTATAAAAAATAATTTTTTGCCTGATGACAGATTTTTATTTATTGAGGATGCTGTAAACTCAAATGAATTTCCATACTATTGGCAAGGTCAGGCTACAGATGTAGAGGCAGATGGTATCTATTTATGGAGTCATAGATTATTTGATATAGATGAGAAAGGTATTTTAAGTAATGCTTATGAATATATAATTCCTTCTATAATAAAACAATTACCAGATTTTAAAAAACTATTAAGAGCTAAAGTTAATTTATATACAAATCAAAATAAAAAATTGTTAAGTCCTTGGCATGTTGACTTATTGTGCCCACACAGAGTCGCACTTTTTTCTATCAACACTAATAATGGATATACGGAATTTCAAGACGGCTCTCTTTACAAATCAGAAAAAAACGCTATATTACTTTTTAACGGAAAACTGAAACATCGTGCCGCTTTACAAACAGATACAGATAAAAGGATTAATATAAACATAGATTATGAGTGAAGAAATTCAACGACAGGTACTGCCTTTATTTTCGAGACCTATTTTTATTATTAAGGGCTATAATTTAAATGAAGAAGAAATAGCTGCGGTTCAAAAAGAAAGAAACTCAGTCAACGACAACGCTGGCAAAAACTATACCTCTCAAGATTCCTATATATTTAACAAACCTGAATTTAAAAATTTAGCTACGTGGATAAAAAAAGAATTAGATATTTATTTTTATGATTGTTTACAATTTCATAAAAGTACACAACTAAGGTTTTCTCAATCTTGGTTAAATTATAACCCTAAAGGCACTTTTCATCATGTTCATACTCACCCTAATTCTATTGTATCTGGAGTTTACTTTATAAAAGGAGACCAACAACCAATTTTATTTGAAAGATTTGAAAACGATCATTTGTTTGGAAACATAATTCCCGAAGTAGATAAATATAATTATTATAATTGTGGTAGCTGGAAGGTGACAAATAAACCGGGCTATTTACTTTTGTTTCCATCTAGTGTAAAACATGGAGTAGTTATGAACGAAGCGACAGAAGAAAGAATATCGTTATCATTTAATACTTTTGTTACGGGAACTATTGGAAAAAACAGAGGACTTACAGAATTAAAAATATGATTAAAACAAATAAAATTGTTATTGTTGGAGGAGGTTCTGCAGGATGGATGACTGCAGCTACTTTAATAAAAGTATTTCCTAACAAAGATATTACATTAATTGAAAGTGCAAACACTCCTACTGTTGGTGTTGGAGAAAGCACACTAGGCCAAATAAATTCATGGATGGGTTTAATTGGTATTAAAGATGAAGAGTTTATGGCAGCTACCGATGCTACATACAAACTATCTATTAGGTTTGATGAGTTCTATAAAAAAGGTGGCGGTCATTTTCACTATCCTTTTGGAAATCCACCAATAGAGGATAGACGTGCAGGAATTAATGATTGGTGGTTTAAAAAAGAATTGTATCCTGAAACACAATATCATGACTTTGCAGAAAAATATTTTCCTGCAATGGCTTTAGTAAACAATAATAAAATTACAGACAAACTAAATCAATTAAAAAATTGGAACTTTCAAACAGATACCGCTTATCATTTTGATGCAACTAAATTTGGTTTGTTTTTAAAATCACATCATTGTTTAAATAAAGGTGTTAAGTATATTGTTGGTGATGTTACCGACGTTAACGTAGATGATAATGGTGTTAAAGAATTACTTTTAGATGGATCAGTTCCTATAAAAGCAGATTTATTTATAGACTGTACAGGATTTAAATCTTTACTATTAGCAGGCGCTCTAAAAGAACCTTTTGAATCTTACGCAGATTTTTTACCAAACAATTCTGCATGGGCTACTAAAATAAAATATAAAAATGCTAAAAAAGAAATAGTACCTTACACTAACTGTCATGCTATCGAAAATGGTTGGTGTTGGGAAATACCACTATGGCACAGATGGGGCACAGGTTATGTGTTTTCTGATAAATATGTTAGTGATGAAGACGCTTTAGTAGAATTTAAAAACCATATTAAATGGAGATTTCCATATGCAGACCCAGAAGAATTAGAATATAAAAAAATAAAAATGCGTGTAGGTTTACACGAAAGAACATGGGTCAAGAATGTGTGTGCTATAGGTCTATCGGCTGGTTTTATAGAANCATTAGAAAGTAATGGTCTTTACACAACTCACGAATTTTTATTTAAGTTAATTAAAACTTTAGATAGAGATCATGTAAATAAGTTTGATATTGATTCTTATAACATGCAAAACAAATGGATTTTTAGAAATTTTGCAGAGTTTGTTGGGTTGCATTATGCATTAACTGGTAGGGATGATACTCCTTATTGGAGAGCGTGTCAGTCAAGAAGTTATGCATCTAAAGTTATGGATAATTTAGAGCCAACTAGAATTGTTGGTTTTTCAGAAGCAGGTTATAATAAATTTTACCGTAATGAATTTGAACTTGGTGGTTTCCCGCTTATTGCAGCAGGCATGCGTTGGGCTCCAGTTTGTAAAACAGATGCAATTTACAATAGGGTATGGTTAACAGAAGAAGACCATAAAATTATGTGGAAAAAAATGACAGAAAATTTAGATAAAAGAGTAGAAGAGTGGGAATCAATGATTAAAGATTGTCCTAATTACTATGATTACATAAAAGAAAAATTTCACAATGATTGATTTTAAATTAAATAACCCAACAGGAACTGAGTATGAAATAAAATCTACTCCTATTTGGTTTGGACAAGTTGTTAGAAAATATCAATTGCCTAAAGAACTAGTTAATAGATTAAATGAAGAAATAGATGGACGTACAGATCACTCTAGTTGGAACGATTATTTAGCTGGAAATCTTGAAACTCAAAACATGTTATATTTTAACGACGATAAAGGTCAAATAAAACAAAGTGTCTCTGATTCTTTTGTCGACATGTTTAAAAATTTAGGTCACGATTACATGAGTCTTGTACCACATATTAAATCTTACCAAGCAGAACTTATAACCATATGGTACAACGATCAAAAAAAACATGAGTTTAATCCNATACACGGGCACAATGGTAGAACTCCGGTTGGNATTACAGGTGTATTNTATTTAAAAGTTCCAGAAGGAATTAATGAAGGAAGAAAAGTAAAACAATTTTTTCAAGGGTCCTCTGCTGAAGGTAGAACACATATTTTTTCTAACGATGCTTCTCAATTATCTAGACGTTCTTTTTTACCTAAATTACAAGAAGGAGATTTTTATATTTTTCCTTACGACGTACAACACCTTGTTTATTCTTTCACTGCAGATGTAACTCGAAGAAGTTTAAGTTTTAATATGGATGTTAACGGAATTATTTTTAAAGAACAATGATTACTTATAAAGACACTAGCATAACACAAGAAAAAGCAGAAAAACATCAAGATGGTCTGTGCAAAAAGTATGATGGAATTACAATGACCAACATTATTGATGTAGAAGAATCTAAAACATTAATAAAATTTATAGAAGAAAATAAAAGCAATGGTCAAGACAGTCCTGCTGGTGTAGTAAAAACCTCTGATGTAATTTTATGTCCGTGGTATCATTTAAAAAACAAACTTCCTTATTTATTAGATAAAATATATATAACTAATAGTAATTATTTTGGTTTTGATATTTATCCTACTCCAGCCGATCAAGCTTTAAATCTCAATACTTATAGAGTAGGACAAGAATATAAATACCACCAAGACGGCAGTGACTTTGCAGTTAATGATTTAAAACTTACATGTTTATTAAATGTTTCTACCGAACCATATGAAGGTGGTGATTTTTATTTAAAATATGGAGATGAAGATAGAAAAACAGAACTTCCTCCAGGAGGTTTACTTATATTTAAACCTTACGTATTTCACAGGGTAACTCCTGTAACTAAAGGCGTAAGAAAAACTTTAACGTTGTGGATGTATGGCCCTAGATGGAAATAGCATAGAAGTTATAGATAACTTTTTATCCGAAGAGGATTTTAAACAAGTATCAAGTGTTATGAACGATGATATGTTTCCATGGTATTTTAATGGAGCTGTGGCAGATCCTCAAGATACAGATAATTTTTACTTTACGCACATATTTTATAGAGATTCTAAAGTAGAATCTCCAAACTTTAATAACGCATTAATGCCTTTATTAAAAAAATTACCTCATGGTAATTTATATAGAGCTAAAGCTAATTTATTTGTAAGACAAGATAAACAAATTATAAATGGTAAACATGTTGATCTAACTGATGCACCACCTAATTTTCAAACAGCGGTATATTATGTAAATTCTAATGATGGCGGAACTTTAATAGGAGATGAATTAATTCAATCTAAAGCTAATCGTATTCTTATTATGAAAGAAAATTTAGAACATGCAAGTGTTGGTCCTACTGATGAAAAAAGAAGAATTGTTATAAATATAAATTATATATTAAATGATTTAACCGCTCCAACAGGTACTACCGTTTTAGAATAATGGCTTTTATTTTAAAGCATCCTAATTATTTTAAAGTGAGAGAATGTATCAGCAAAGAAAAAGCTAAATTTTGTTATGACTATCTTTGTTTAAAAGAAAAAATATATAACACAATGATAAATACTAAATACATATCTAAAAAAGACGAGGTGTTTGGAATTGCTGGAGACCCAGAAGTTCCTACTGCATATGCAATATATGGAGATCCTGTTATGGAACTATTATTGTTAGAGTGTAAAAAACAAATAGATATAATTTGTGAAAAAGAAGTATACCCAACGTTTGGTTATGTTCGATTATATAAAAAAGGGGATGTTCTTAATAAACATAAAGATAGACCCTCTTGTGAAATAGCTGCTAGTTTGTATATTGGTGGAGACGCGTGGCCATTTTACATAGCTGATGAAAAAATAGATATGGATATTGGAGACCTGGTGGTGTATGATGGATCTAATGTTGAACACTGGAGAGAAAAATTTAAAGACAACCAATGTGGACAAGTNTTTTTGTTTTACTCTATTAACAAGGAGAAAGAATTTGATAGTAGACCCCATATAGGTTTGCCATTTGAATTTGCAAAAAATGGATAAATTAAAAGATTACATACAAGTTACAAATGACTTACCACATGACATATGTGATAAACTTATAGAAAGAACAGAAACTAGAGGTTGGGAAAAACATCATTGGTATAGCGTCGAAGATGAGTACGAAGGTAAAAACCCTGTTGCTAGTTACGATAAGGAACTAGATGTTCAAGCAGCATCAGATGATGATGCAAGAGAAATATTACCTCATTTAGATAAAGCTCTAAAAAAATATTACGAAAAATTTTCTGATCATAGTATCTTTTCAAGACTGTCTGCAATTAGATTTAACAAGTATCAAGTAGGCACTCTTATGCGTCCACACATCGATCACATCCATGACATTTTTGATGGCAAAACAAAAGGTATACCTGTTGTTTCTGTTATTGGTTGTTTAAATGATGATTTTGAAGGAGCTGATTTTATGTTGTGTGGTGAAAAAATAGATCTTAAAAAAGGAGATATTCTTTTATTTCCATCTAATTTTATGTATCCACATGAGGTTACAGAAGCTACTAAAGGCACTCGATATTCGTTTGTAGCTTGGGCTTTTTAAGAATTGAAAATCCTTTAAATGTAGTGTATTCCTTGATAAAATATAGGGATACATATGTTACAAAAAATAGGCTTTTTACCCGGCTTCAATAAACAAGTTACATCTACAGGCGCTGAATCACAGTGGACAGGTGGCGAAAACGTTCGTTTTAGGTATGGTACACCTGAAAAAATAGGAGGTTGGAGCCAACTAGGAAACAGTAAATTAACAGGTGCAACTAGAGCTTTGCATCACATGATCAATAAAGACTCTATAAAATTTGCTGCTTTAGGTACTAATAGAATTTTATATGTATATACCGGTGGAGTTTATTATGATATCCACCCATTAGTTAATCCATCAGGAACAGCTATTACAAATTGTTTCAGCACGGTCAATGGAACTCCAACAGTAACAATGACTTTTCCAACTTCTCACAATTTAAATCAAGGAGATATTATACTATTTGGTGATACATCAACAATAACAGCACCGACAAATTCAAACTATACCGTTGCAGATTTTGCAAATAAAAAATTTATGGTTGCTACAATACCTAGCACGACTACTGTTACTATTACGATGCCATCAAATGAAACTGGATCAGGGGCTACTACCTCTGGAGCTTGTACTTATTATCAATATTATAGAGTCGGCCCGGCAGAACAAGTAGGTGCATTTGGTTGGGGTATTTCATTATGGGGTGGTACAAATACAACTTATGTAACAACTACTCTTAATGGTGCACTAGCTGATGACACAAACGGTAACAATGGTTCTGCTACAGAAATAACACTTGCGAGTACAGCAGGTCTTCCTACATCAGGAACAAATTCAATAACAGTTGGAACTGTAGGCAGTGCAACGGCTAGTGAAATTATAACTTATACTGGTGTATCGGGTAATAAAATTACAGGAATAACTAGAGGAGCAGGTGGGTCTGCAAGACAAGCACATTTAAATGGAGCAACGGTTTCTGATAGTTCTTCTTGGACGGGATGGGGAACGGTTGCTGCTAACACCGATACAGTAACGGACCCAGGTTTATGGTCATTGGATAACTTAGGCTCAACTTTAATTGCGTTAATACACAACGGAGAATGTTTTCAATGGGACGCAGATGCAGCGAATGCAACAGCAACAAGAGCTACAATTATAACAGGAGCACCGACAGCTTCTAGAGATATGATTGTATCTACACCCGATCGTCACTTAGTATTTTTTGGAACCGAAACAACTATCGGTGATAAATCTTCACAAGACGATATGTTTATAAGATTCTCATCTCAAGAAGATATAAATGATTATACACCAACAGCAACCAATAGCGCTGGTACACAAAGACTGGCCGACGGATCAAGGATCATGGGTTCTGAGTTAGGTAGAAATGCAATTTATGTTTGGACTGATACAGCATTATTTACTATGCGTTTTGTTGGTCAACCATTTACATTTGCTTTTGAACAAGTTGGTACTAACTGTGGATTAATAGGAATGAACGCAGCTGTCGAAGTTGATGGCGCTGCTTATTGGATGTCTGAAAATGGTTTTTTTAGATACACCGGTAAACTAGAATCTATGGACTGTTTGGTTGAAGACTATGTTTACAACGATATAAATCTGATTTCTAATCAATTAATATATGCAGGCGTTAATAATTTGTTTGGTGAAGTTATGTGGTACTACCCAACTGCTAATTCAAATGTAAATGACAGATCTGTTATGTATAGTTATTTAGATTCTACAGTTAAAAGACCTATATGGTTTACAAACGCAAGTTCTATATTTAGACGAACTACTTGGCAAGATTCGGCTGTGTTTGGTTTACCTCATGCCACAGAATATGATGCAGGTGATGATGCATCTTTTGATGTAACAGGAAATACCGATGGTGTTACTTATTACTATGAACATGAAACAGGAGTTAATTATATTAAGAGTGGAGTAACAGCAGCTGTTCCAGCAAACATTACGTCTGGAGATTATGATATTACACAAAAAGTTGTAAGAGGAGCTGCAACTAACTTAGGAGATCTTAGAGGTGACGGAGAAAATATCATGAGAATAAGTAGAGTTATTCCTGACTTTATATCTCAACAAGGAGACACAGTTGTACAATTAGATTTAAGAAATTATCCAAATAATGCAGCTGCTAGTTCGCCTTTAGGTCCGTTTACTATTACATCTAGCACTGATAAAATTGATACTAGAGCAAGAGCTAGGTCAATTGCATTGACCATATCTAATACTGCAGTAGATACTAATTGGAAACTAGGAACTTTTAGATTAGATATACATTCTGGAGGAAGACGATAATGGAAGCTTTATTTGCATCATTGGTATCTAAATATGGTTTTGAGATAGCTGCTAAAATGTTAGGTTTAGATCAACAAACAGAAAACCCTAAATATGCAATTAGTTTAGGTGGTCTAACTTTAGATCCTGCAAACATGGCTAAACGAGCTATACTTAATACAGGAATAAAAAGTGCGATTAGCGGAAACTTAAGTGGTATAATGGGTCCAGCGGCTTTAATGGGAGGTGCTTTTTTCTTAGGTCAAAGATATAATCCTTTAAATCCAAAAGCGGTAAACTATAATCCAAATCTTCA